GGACACACTTGGTAGTTTCTTGAAAGATGATTCTGATTCAAACGATGAATCAGAAGATATATCAGTTATGAGTGGAATGTTCTACGGCCCGGTGGGCGAAGCTTAAAAAATACAAGAAAAAGCTTGGATATATGAATTATCTTTCGTATATTAGTAGAATAGTTTAATCAAAATAGGAGACTACATGAAAAAACCAATAATATTTTCGGTGATAGTAACATTATTATCATTCGGAGTAATTGATTCGGCAGCATTAAAGAATACCGAAAAAGAATCTAATGAAATAGATTTAGTTGATATATTTAAGGAACAGGAATTAGAAAAACAATGTTTAATTGATAGTATAAAACTACAAGAGATATATTATACAGAAGAACTTAATAACTTCTTAACTGATATAGGATTTAGAGAAAGTGGTAACAGATATGATATCATAAACAAATGGGGTTACATGGGTAAGTACCAATTTGGAAAATCAACTCTAAAAGGATTAGGATTCAAGGTAACTAAAAATGAATTCTTATCTAACCCACAACTTCAAGAAGAAGCAATGATAGCTTTATTATTACACAACAAAGAAAAATTACAAAAGTACATTGATGTATTCGATGGACAAACCATTAATGGTATGTTAATTACTGAAAGTGGGATATTAGCAGCAGCACATCTTGGAGGACAGGGTTCTGTAAAACGATACTTTAAACATGGAAAAGTTTTTAGGGATGGATATGGAACAAAAATAACATCGTACATGGAGAAATTTAGTGGATACGATATACAATTAAATTAAAATAATAAACTATGATAGAATTTTTATCAAACACAACTAATATCATAATCTTGATATCTGCTTTACTTAATCTTATTTTGTTAATAGGTGTAAGAAACTTATTAAAACAAACGGAACAATTAGAAGATAGACTTATCTCATCAATAAATGAAGTTAGAGGACGTATAGAAAATACGTTAAAAAAGATGAAAGATATTGATAACAGAGAAGCATTTGAAAAAGATGATGAAGTTGGTGTAACTTTCCAAGAACTTAAAAAATTAATCGAAGACCTTAACAACGAAATATAAATTATGCCAAGACCAAGAAAAAAGAAATCCAAAATATATTTTGGTTCACCTGCTCAAGAAGCTATTGTTGAATACAATGCATCGACTGATTCAGAATTACGTTCTAAAATATACGAAGATGGAATTAAATATCCATTTGAAAAACTTGCAGAAAATGTATTGAATACATTTAAGTTTTCTTATTTTGATGTATCAAAAAAAGATATTCAAACAGAAGTAGTTTCTATTATGGTAGAAAAGATGCATATGTTTAAACCTGGAAAGGGAAGAGCATTTTCTTACTTTACTATTATTGCTAAAAACCATTTAATTTTAAAAAACAACGGTAACTATAAAAGATGGAAACAAACATCTTTATTATCAGCGATGCCAGAAACTTGGAATCCTGAAAATGATTTTAGTGAAACTTCTGAAAATGATGAGTTTAAAGAATTTAAACAAATAATGTTAAAGTATTGGGATATGAACTTAAATTCTGTTTTTATCAAGAAACGAGATTTACAAATAGCAGATGCAATACTTGAACTGTTTAGAAGAAGTGAATATATTGAAAACTTTAATAAGAAACATTTATATCTCCTAATAAGAGAAATGACAGATTGTAAAACACACTATATAACAAAGGTTGTAAATGTAATGAAGACTCATCAAAAGAAAATGTTAAATGATTATCATGAGTATGGAGAGTTTAGAGAACCAAGAAAAAAAGATTTCTGGTCATCTAAAGAAGAAAATAATGATGTTCCTTCAAACCCTTATATAGATAATGATTATTTGTAATATTTATATATAAATAGATATATATGGTAAGTGGTTATATTTTAGGAATAAGTTGTGGATATCATGATTCTGCTGCTTCGTTGATAAAGGATGGGAAAGTATTAGGAGCATGTGAGGAAGAAAGATTCACAGGTATAAAACACGATTCATCTTTTCCAATTAACACTATTAATTGGTTGGTTAAAGAATTTAAAATCAAACCCAATGATTTGAAGGCAGTTTGTTTTTATGAAAATCCAGAATTAAAATTAGATAGAATTGAAACTTCTACAAAAAAAGGAGGATGGAAAAACTTCTTTAATAGATTAAAAATAATATCTAGAAATAAGAAAGTATATAAGGATACAATATCACAACTAGAAACTTTACGAGGAAGTGAAACTCAGTTAATTTATTGTGACCATCACTTATCTCATTTGGCATATTCATATTATACATCTCCTTTTAATGAATCTGCTTTATTATCGGTTGATGGTGTTGGGGAATGGGAAACTACTTCACTTGCAAAGGCATCGGATGATATTAAAAAAATAGGTTCTGTTAAGTTTCCACATTCTTTGGGAATGTTATACTCTACATTTACTGCATTTTTAGGATTCAAACCAAACGAAGGTGAATATAAAGTAATGGGATTAGCTCCATATGGAGATGCATCTAAGTATATAAATAAATTCAAAGAACTATATACCACTACTAAAGATGGTGGGTTTGAATTAAACATGGATTACTTTACTTATGAGTGGTCAACTAATAGTATGTTTAATCAAAAGTTATCGGAGCTTTTTGAACTACCAAATAGATTACCAGAAGAAACATTAGAACAAGTACATAAAGATATTGCAGCATCGCTTCAACAAATTTATGAATTCTTATTTTTTAGATTATTAGATACATTATACAAACAAACCAAATCCGAAAACTTATGTTTAAGTGGTGGGTGTGCATATAATGGTACTGCTAATGGGAAAATTTTAAAAAGAACAAAATTCACAAACTTATATATTCCACCAGCTCCATCAGATGCTGGTTCAGCTATTGGATGTGCATTACACTATGCATATAGTACTCCAGGAAATAGAGTTGATAATTCTAATCCATATTTAGGACCAACATTTAATACCGATGATGTAGTTACTGCTCTTAAGGTATATGAGAAGGATGTTTGGGGTGAGAGAAAATTATATGAACAGATAACCAATATAGTTGCAAATGAAATTGTAGATGGAAATGTAATTGGTTGGGTAGAAGGTAGAATGGAATTTGGTGCAAGAGCATTAGGTAATCGTTCCATACTTGCAAATCCAAGAGATCCTCAAATGAAATCTCGTTTGAATAGGGTTATTAAAAAAAGAGAAGGGTTCAGACCTTTCGCACCAATGGTATTAGAAGAATCATCTTCAATATATTTTGATTATGAAGATACCGTACCATTCATGAATCAGGTTGTCAAAGTACGAGATGAACACAAACATCATTTACCGGCAATAACCCATGTAGATGATTCGGCACGAATACAGACAGTTAATAAAAGACAACATAGAAGAATGTATAATTTACTTGAACGGTTACAGGTTATAAATGAGTATCCACTTGTTATTAATACTTCTTTTAATTTAAAAGACCAAACAATGGTATTAACACCACTTGATGCAATTAAAACATTTTTAAATTGTGAGATGGATACTTTAATACTTAACAATTATATTGTAAAAAAGAAAATAATTTAAATTTTTAATCAACCACACTATACTTATTGTAAGATAGAGGATACTAATAATAGGTTATAAATTCCCTCGAAAATCTCTAATCGTATAATAAAGTGGTTAGCAAAACAACCCTACTTTCGTGGGGTTTTTTTATACATAAATATATAAACCCCTCATACACTTCTCTAATTGGGTATTGAATATATATTGGAACTTTTTTCATTGTATATACCATAGTTATTCTAGACATGTCCGATGTTTTGAATAAGGAAGAGGTTATACAATTCTAACAAAAAACAAAGGAGAACAACAATATGGAATTTCTAAACAAAATCGGTGATTGGGCAAAATCACTAACAGAAATCGGTATCAGTATCATTGCTCTTGGAGTAGTACTTGAAGTATTATTCAAAGGTGCATCGATTCCTTTTTGGCCTGAAATATCAGTAGTGGATAACATTATGGGTATTATTGGTTCATTAAGTAATGAAGGCTTACTAGGTTTAGTAGGAGCTGGAGTTATATACCACATCATGAAAAAGAAAGCATAATATACGCTTTTTACCAATGTACATTAAAAGAGAACCTCACCTTAAAAAGTGAGGTTTTTTTGTTTATCATATTTATATACAAGATAATATGGTAAAATCATGAGTACAGAATTCGAATTATTTCCAGGTAAAAGCCTTGGTGGGTTATTTAAGGATATCTACGACAACCAACAAACAAAGAAGTTACGAATATCAGAATTGATTGCTGAGATGAGAAAACTTGTCCGTCATTCTCAAGATATGATGGCAATGGGACCGATTATACGAGATTTAATTGATTCATCTGTTCGTAATGATGATGCACTTATTAAAATGGCAGCAATAGCCCAAAGGATTATTGGAAACAATCAAAAATCAGAAGGAGATAGTGGGTTTTTATCAAACGATGAAAAAGAACAATTACTAAAAGAATTAGATCAAACTATTTCAGAAGTTAGTAATGAACATGATATAAAACTTGATGATATTACTAATGAAGTAGAGGAACTAAAACTAAAAGTAGGTAAGAATGAGTAGATTAAGTCAAGCAGGAAATATATCGGGTAGAAGTAACCAAACCAGAAGTGAAGTATTATCTGGTCTCGTCCTAGATATTATTCTCGATGAAAATCATCCTGCCGTAACATCACATGGTATTTCCTCTGAAGTATTCGGACCTAAAAATACTGGAAAAATTGGTTCTGCAAAAATACGTAGAATGGATGATAATACAACTTCATTAGCAGATTTGAAATTCATACGGCCGATGGATGTTGCAAGTATAGAGTTACCATTAATTGGGGAAACTGTTGAATTGGTTAGACTTTCAAGTGGTAAGTATGTTTATAAAAGAATGCCAAGTTCTGATATTAACAGTAACTCAGCAAAAAGTAATCCAAATAGTTTGATTAATCCGGATAAGGAAAAACCACCATCAGGAAAATCTGATGATTATTCAACTACATCTCAAACAGGTACACCAAACTCTTCAGCATCAGGAACAGATGATGATCCTAAAAATGAATATTTTGAAGCTACTCAAATAAATCCATTACAATTTCACGAAGGAGATAAAGTTATACAATCTCGTTTTGGACAATCAATTCGTTTTAGTGGTTATAATAATGTTGATAATGTTTTAGCACCAACCATTATAATAAGAAACAGACAAGGTGATAAATCTTTAGATGAATTAAAAGAACAAGAATTCTTACTTGAAGATATAGTAGATGATGGTTCAACTATTGTAATGGCAAGTGGAGAACATTTATTAGAATTTACTCCTGGTCAGATTGACACTCCAATGGAGACTACTCCAATATATGCAGAAGAACCTGAATTAAAAGGAACTGATCAAGTTCTTATTAATAGTGGTAGAATTATATTATCATCCAAGGATTCTGAAATGTTATTTTACTCTAAAGGAAACTATTCATTTATATCAGATGGTAAACTTACAATAGATAATGGATTAGATGGAGCGGAGATGGATTTCAATGGTGATGTTAGAATTACTACAAATGATAATAACACTTTTATTCTCGGTGGAGCTGGAGAAATCTACTTAAATACAGAGTCCACCGATGAGCCATTAGTACGAGGTGAAACTCTACTTGATTTGATGGAACAATTAATAGATGCTATAAATGCTCAAATATTCTCAACACCAGCAGGACCTACAATGATGGGACCAAACAATCGTGGAGATTTTAATACAATCAAATCCAAATTGAGTACATTCCTATCCACTCTTAATTATACAGAATAACTCATGTCTTTCGCAATATTCAAACAAAGCATGTTAGGTTATATGAAAAATCAAGATGGGATTAAAGCCTTCCCTGAATTTGCAAAAAAGATTACACAAGAATATGATATGTGTATTAGGAGAGGTTTACAGACAATAAACAATATCCCTATACAAACACCAAACATTGCTTTGATGGAAACTTTAGTTACTCTTGCGTGTACAACTGCACTTTCAAAACAAAAAGGAAAGCATGTTTTTGCCGATGATATAGGAAAGGGTGTATTAGGTTATTGGACCGGTGCAACTTTAGTAACAGGAATACCACCAATAATTCCAGCTCCAGGTTCTATGTTAAATATAACAACAACCGCAGCTATAACAACTTCACCTGGAACTTGGACACCAGTTGGACCACTTAGTCCCGTTGATGATAGTGGATTGTTTTTAGATAGATTAATAGCATCCATGATGTCTCATGTACCAACCATACAAGGATTATATATGACAACATCATTATATCCAGGTGCACCACCATTCGTTGCACCAGGTGTATTAACATGGACTGGGTTTACAGTTCCACCAGCAGGACCTAGTGTACCGAAACCAGTAGTTAATCCACCAATTGATTTGAGTATTATAGATACACTCCTTCTTACGGTAGAAGAATTATTAGAAATTATTCCTGATAACAACAACACCGTAGCTGGTGCAGCTGCGGTTGTTGCAGCAACAGGAACCGAAATACTTACAGATGATGGTGAAGAAAAAAACTCAACATTAGCAGCGATTCAAAGACAATCTGCTCCTGATGTATCACCAGATTTATCAGATACTCCTGATGAAATAACTCCTTCAGAAAATGCTGCAGAAGCAATACCTTCACAATGTGGAGTAGGATTAAACTATGAGGCCGAGTTATCACCCAATTTAAAAGTTCGTTCTTTATCATTGGATGTTACGTTCCCACATAAGATAAAAGCAGCACATGGTCTTACTGTTGATGATATTGTGTGTAACTTAAAACACGTAGCGGTAAATATAGTAGAGCCAATACTAGCAAAATATCCAAATGTAGTAATCAATTCAGCTTTCCGAGGAACACCAAGTTTAGTAGGTAGGGTCTCTCAGCATGAGATTGGTGAAGCAATAGATATTCAATTCACAGGACTTGGGCCAAGAGATTATTTACCAATCTCTAAATGGATTGTGGAAACACTCCCATTTGACCAATTTATATTTGAACATGGTAATAGTATATGGTTACATATCACTTGTAAACGTACTGGAACTAATCGTAAAAAGAAAATGACTATGATAAATAAAAAATACGAGATGGGAATCAAATGTTACTATTAGTGTGAATACGAACCATAAAATCAACAAAGATATATTTATAGTAAGATAACAAGAATTAGAAATGAATAACAAACAATTAATTAAAGTAATAAAGGCACTCGTTGAAGTAGAGGTTGCTAAAAAGCAAGAGCTATTTTTGTCTAAAACATTTCCTAAAATCTTAGAAGCGGAAGTTAGTAAAAGATTATTGGAAGTTACAAAGACATCAAAAAAGGTACTAAAGAAAAAAACACAGGATCCATTTGATATGGCTAATGAAATTCTTAGAGAAGAACAATCAGCAACTATTGTACCAATACAAGAAAACACACAAGCACCACAGAGAACATTCTCAAAGAACGCAGTATTAAATCAAGTATTAAATCAAACAACTCCCTTTTCTAAAGCACAGAGAAGTGGCCAAGGTGGTGGGGCATCTGTATTAGATAGTTTACCACAACAAACACAACAACCAATAGTTCAAGAAAATACTCACATACCTTCTTATATGGATGCAGAACCGGATATTGACCAAACAGTTAGTATGGGAACATCTTTAGGAGCAGGTGGAACAGATGCATTAAGAGCTCAAATGGCTCACAAAATGGGATATCAACAAATGGCATCTACTCCAAGTAAAACTGGATTAGGAGTTCAGACTGGATTACCTGGTTTAGATAGAATATTAAATAGAGATAACTCTGAACTTGTTAAAAAGTTTAAGAGATAAAATAAGGAATAAATAAATGGCTTACATTCTTGATAAGAAAATAGTAAAAGATACCGAAGAGTTTTCTAACTCCGCGTATGGAATTACTTTGCCAGTACAAAGAGGAAATGGTGGTTACTTTGACCAGGCATTTTCTTCATTTGAACAAGCAAAAAGTAATTTAAAAAATTTACTATTAACTAATAAGGGTGAACGAATTCTACAACCAGATTTTGGTACAGGATTACAAGAGCTATTATTTGAACAAATAACAGATGATTTAGAAATACAACTTGAATCACTAATAACGGATAGTGTTAACTTCTGGTTACCATATATTGATATTGATGAAATTGTAGTAGATATGACGGATGAAATGAAAGATAAAAATACTGCTGGAATTCATTTAAAGTTTTCAGTAGGTGGTCAATTTGAATCACAAGAATTAACATTTACGGTAAGAGGATAAAAAAATGGCATTAAATAGTTCAACAAAAAAATCGAATCAAGGTAGGGACATAAAGTACCTTAATAAAGATTTCTCTGGATTTAGAGAAAATCTAATCCAGTACGCAAAAACATATTTCCCTCAAACTTATTCTGATTTCAACGAAGCCTCTCCTGGAATGATGTTCATTGAAATGGCATCTTATCTTGGTGATGTTCTTTCATATTACACAGATGATACATTAAAAGAATCATTAATGTTATATTCTGAAGATAAACAGAATGTAGTTGCATTGGCAGAATATCTTGGATATAAGCCAAAAGTAACTTCACCATCAATTGTAAGATTGGCAGTATATCAAACCGTACCATCAATTGGAACTGGAGATGAAGTAAGAGCAGATTTGGATTATTGTTTGAGAATCAAAGAAGGAATGGTAGTAGTATCATCAAATTCAGGAACACGATTTAGAAGTACAGAACTACTTGATTTTTCGGTAGAAGATGACAGAGAAATTTCAATTTACGAAAGTAACGAAGGAACACCAACAACATATTTATTAAAAAAATATGTAAATGCAATGTCTGCTGAACTAAAAACAATTAATTATACTTTTGGTAATTCTCCTGAACAATTTTCTAAAATACAATTAGGAGATAATAATGTAATTGATATTTATGATGTTAGAGATTCTAATGGAAATAAGTGGTATCAAGTTCCTTACTTAGCACAAGAAATGGTTTACGTTGATTATGCAAACTCAGAACAAACAGATAAAGATTTGGCTCAATTCAAAGAATCTGTACCAAATGTTCTTAAAGTTTTAAAAACATCAAGGAGATTTACAACTAAAATAAATGATGATAATACAACATCACTTGTATTCGGTGCAGGTAATTCTTCAAAAGGAGATGAAACTCTAATACCTAGCTTTAAAAATGTAGGATTGGGATTAAACTCTTCTATTGATAAAATGGGTGCATCATTTGATCCTTCAAACTTTCTAAAAACAAAATCATATGGTCAAGCTCCAACAGGAGAATTTACTATATCTTATTTAGTTGGTGGTGGAGTAAAATCAAATGTAGGTGTAGGTGAATTAAATAATCTTGAAACAATTTCATTTGATGATGATATTTCATCTTTCCAAGAAGCAGAAAAGGCTCTTTATAGAGTATCCAAAAATTCTGTTGCTGTTGATAATGAAGAAACAGGAACTGGTGGTAAGGGTGCAGATACGATTGAAGAAATTAGAGAAAATGCATTAGCAAACTTTGGTTCACAAAATAGAGCAGTAACTCGTAAAGATTATCAAGTAAGAGCATTATCATTACCAGCAAAATATGGTGGTATCGCTAAAGCTTATTGTGCACCAGATGGTGAGTTGGATAATAATTCTCCAGCTTCTATATTAGCCAATCAAACTTCACTTAATGAGTTTACAGGATTAGTTCAAAAATTAGGTGATACTAAACGAACAGAACAAGAAATAAAAGATGAAGTAACACGATTTTTAGGTGGTAAGAAATCAAATACATCTGAAAAGAATAATCCATTTGCAATTAATTTATACATACTTGGATACAATTCAGAAAAAACGTTATCTACTTTAAATCAAGCAGTTAAAGAAAACTTAAAAACATATATTAGCGAATACAGAATGTTAACGGATGGTGTTAATTTAATAGATGGATTTGTTATAAACATTGGATGTGATTTTGAAATCCGAGTTTATGGTGGATATAACAAAAGAGAGGTGTTGGTTAAAGTTCAACAAGAATTAGCAAAATACTTTAATATAGATAATTGGACGTTTAACATGGCAATCAATATATCGGAAATAGAATTATTAATCGCAGGTATCGAGGGAGTTCAGTCTGTACCAAAATGTGAAATTATTAACAAGTGTTTAGGAAACTACTCAGAACACTCATATAATATATCAGATGCAACTAAAGGTAAAATGGTTTATCCATCTTTAGATCCATCTATATTTGAAGTGAAGTATCCAAACAAAGATTTAAAAGGGAGGGTTATATAATGTATTATTTCGTAACAGCATCAAAAGATTCAACAATTTATTTACAACAACCTACCCAAAATACAGGTAGGGATGAGGTATTGGAAATAACTAAAACGTATTATGGTAACTTAAAGGATATTTCTCGTTCTTTAATTCAATTTAATACAAATGAAATATCTGCTTCAAATGCAAGTGGAGATATTTCTGTACATTCTGCTGAACTTATTATTAGAGAATGTGAATCAATTGAATCCCCAACAGATTATACACTTCATGCTCATCCTGTTTCCCAATCATGGGATGTTGGAATTGGAACTCGATTTGATGTGATATCAATTGAGGGATGTAGTTGGAATAAAAGAACAACTTTATCAAATTGGTTAATCGGTTCGGCTTCATTAGAAAGTTCAGGTTCACACAATGGTAAAGGAGGAATGTGGTTAACTGGTTCATCGGCATCACAGACATTTTCTTATTCATCATCTGATATATCAATGAATGTATTAAATACAGTTCAAGATTGGGTATCTGGTTCAATTCCAAATAATGGATTAATATTGAAACATGATTCTGAGAAAGAGAATGATACTACTGATTATGGACAATTGAAGTTCTTTTCAAAAGAAACAAATACAATTTACCAACCTAAAATAAGAATTGGTTGGGATGATTCAACTTATACAACAGGTTCTCTTACAGAACTTGCATCGGATGATATTCATGTAACGTTTAAAAGATTAAAAACTTCGTATAAGAGGGGAAGTAAACCTACAATTAGAGTTTTCGCAAGAGAAAAATATCCTCTTAAAACTTACACCAACACATATTCTTATAGAGATGTTAAATATTTACCTACAACTACATACTATCAAATTAAAGATGTAGTAACTGGTGAAGTGGTAATTCCATTCGATGATGACTATACTAAAATTAGTTGTGATGCAAACGGACACTTCTTTAAATTAAATTTAACAAATTGGGAAATCAATAGAGATTACTATATTGAAACAAAAATAAATAGAAATGGTGTAGTTGAATACTTTGAAGACAAGGATTTAACATTCACCGTAGAATTATAACATGGCAGCTAAACCTGAAGATTTTAAAGTAGGAGAACTTTTCAAAAAGTCTCCTGATAAACCTAAGCAAGACTTAATGAAGGGTGGATTGCCTCCGCGCCGAGATGAGATTAGAACAGAGCAACTTGCTAAGAAAGGTTCTAAAGGAATACAAAGGGATAAAAAAACAGGTGGTATTCTTGTACGTAAAAAAAATAACAAACAAGTTAGACCGTTTAGAGATGTCCCACCACCAATAAAGTGGAATGATAGACCAATCAAGGGAAAGCAAATTTCCCCAAGATATAAATCAGATTGGGTTGATGATGGAGAAACGTTAGAATACGATGATAATCAAACTAAGTTTAGTGGAGAAACTTCTGGTTATATAGAAAAGCCAAAATATAATGAAGAAGAACTAAAAAAATCCTTAGATGTAAAAGTCGATGAGTTAATAAAAAAGAAGAAGCCTGAAAAAGGACCTTTTGTTAAACAAAAAATATATAATGATCTTTTAGCTAAGTACGAAGCATTGGTAAAAGTTTCAGAAGATTTTAGACAGAAATGGAATACTGCTCTTTCTGAAATAGAAAGTTTAAAAAGTAGAATTGCAGAATTGGAAGTTCAATTGGATTTGGCAAAATTACAAGAAGCTTCTGCTCAAAATGAAACACAAGTTGCGAATACCAGATTTACTACATTATTATCTGATTTTCAAAACGCAGTTATAGCAGGTAGTAAGGAGGGAGTAGAGAGGGTTTCTCTAAATGCACAAGTCCGAGGATTACAGGCACAAAAGAAAACATTACAACAACTTTTAGAAGTTCAGAAAGCAATTACTAACCAACTTACAAGTCAAGTATCGGGAGTTGCCGCAGAAACAGCAGCTGCAGCAAGTGGTTTAACACCATTTACAGGTAATGAAGCATATTGGGGAGTTATAAAAGATAAACCAGCTGATTGGACTGGGTTTGATGCTTCATGGACAACTTCTAGGAAAAATCCACAAAGTGGAAAGGGTGGTTTTATAAAAATACAAAATCTTAGAGATGATGGTAAAAAAATAACTAAAGTTAAACTAACAGTTACCGATGCTGGTGGAATAGGTCCTATAATGGGATTTGGTTCTGATTCATCATTGAAACCATCCGCTAATGCTAACATTGAACAGGGTGCAACTCAAGAAATACCATTTTTCTTTAGAAAATCAATCGGAGGTAAGAACAATCCAAAACCAAAGCGTTGGGGAAACAAAGCCAGAGATTATACCGGTAAATTTAAAATAGAAGTTGAGTTTGAAGATGGTACTGGTAACTTAAAACAAGAAGGACTTACTTGGAAGATTAGAAAAAATAAAGGATAAGAAATGGCTATAAAAGGATTTAAAGACATAATCGATAGAAAAGGGTACAAGGTTGACTCTGAGGATAGAAAGGTATTTGAAAAAGAAATATCTAAATCTAACTTTGGGTTGGGTTGTTCTGATATGATCGAATTTATTTTATTTGATTCAAGTGAAAACCAACTACCACAAGGGGATGATGGTAAATTGGTACGATACATTTATATTGATGATGTTAATATATCTGAATATTTTATAATATCAGATAATTCCCAAACAAAAAAGAAAAACGGAACAACCGAATTTATAGTAGATATTGAAAAATTAATTAGAGAAGCTGGGTATTCAAACGGAATATTTAAAACACAAGTAACTCTTTTAAACAGAAGAGTGGGTGTTGATTCAATTGAAGGTGATAATTTATGGATACATGAAATTTCACCATCAAGAACAGAAATTAGAGTTTTACCAAATAGAGCTAAAAAGAAAAATAAAGATTTAGAAAAACGATTGGATGTATTTCTTGAAAACGAAACGTTTAGAGATGATGTGATTTATTATGTAAATGTTTTTATAGAGGGATTGAAATTGGAAGAAATTCTTCAAAACTTTTTATTTTCCAAAGGTAAGGAAAAAGATGGAGTTGATTATATTAATTTAATTAAAAAAGAATTCAATATAGAAAGCTTTGAAGTTTTATTACATAGAATCAAAACAAAGTTTATTGAATCTATGAACTATTACGCATCAAATAAAAATTGGAGTATTAATGATATAAATTATGGTAACCCAAATGGAGATAAAACAGATTGTATTGATTTATCAATAGCACAACTATTACAAGATGCACAATCATCTTTGATTAATTGTATTGATTTCTATTTACCAAAACGAGATATACAGAAAGATAATATATTATCTAAAGAAGAGCAAATTACACTTGATAAGGTTAGTCAAATTTTAAAATCAACCACATCTAATTCAATATACACTTCTACTGTTCCAGATAAGGTAAATGCACGAGTACGAGGTTGTACAGATCCAAAAGCTGAAAATTATAATTCATTGGCTCAAGATAACGACGGTAGTTGTACATATAAGGAAGTGATTGTTGAGGAAGAAGAAATCGAAGGATGTACTGATTCAAGTGCACTTAATTTCAATCCAAACGCTACTTCTGATAATGGAAGTTGTAAATATGAGGGTGTAATTGAAAGTGTATCTAAAAAGTATTATATTTGGTCTTCAACTGCAAATATTAAATGGAAATTAAACGGACAAATCCAAACACCTGTTAACGGAAAGATGTATGATTCGTTTAATATCAAACATGATGTTGGTTCGATTAAATGGACAAATGATGTTAGGGAAGTACCCAAGCCTGATAAAATAGCATCTACTCGTATGTATATTGTTAAAAATAGTAACAACCTTCCATTACTTACAAAACCATATCCTGAGTATAACGATATTGCAAATTATTATGGACAAAATCAATTAGGAACAGATAGCTATAATAATAATTATGGAGCAGGTAAAACTGTACCCAACCCATGGTATGATACAACAAGGGAAAGCTTTCCCTTATCGGTAACTTATAAAGATGCAGTTGGTAATACTAAAACATCAAGTAATTTACTTCCAGGTGATACAACAACAATTTGTGCACAAAGAGGTTCGATATCAAAAGGACCTGGTATTGTATGTATTGAGTTAGGACCTTGTGTTACAATACCAAAAAGGCCGATACCACCGGTTGTTGTTATTAAACCAATACCACCACCACCAAAACCGAAACCACCGGTTGTTGGTAAACCAACACCACCACCACCGGTATCAATACCGATTGTATCAGTTGGATCAACAACCGGAGGAGGACAAACATCAGGTCAAATGGATGATATGATAGAAGACAATACATCATTTACCGGTCAAGGTGGAAGTTACCTTGGTGGAGGAGATATAGTGATACGAAAAAATAGACCTCCACGAGAGAGATAGTAATATTAAATAAGGATATTTATATACATGGCAGTTAGAGCAAATTTTTATGACCAAATAGAAGGTGGCGGTAGTGGTGAAGATGGAAACTACGGCGACTCATATGAAATTGTCAGAAATACTGGCGGAGGAGGGGGAGGTGGAACTGGTGGTTCTACAAAAACGACTGTGTCAGTTATTAGTGGTTGTATGGATAGATCAGCTACAAACTATAATCCAAATGCAACTGTTAGTAATGGAAGTTGTACATATATAAAAAAAGAAACAAAGATATTATCGGAAAGTAGAAATTTATCAGTTAATATTACATCAAACAAAGGTGGTAGTATTCTTATAAATGGTAAGGATACTTTAAAAACTCCTGCTAAGATATTCAATTATACTGGAAAGGAATTATTAACACCTAAATATTTTAAGATAATAAAAAGTGGATTTACTTCTAATGATGAATATAAATTATATTCCACTAAGAAGAAATTCACTAAAACAATAAAACCATTAATTGAACAATTTGATGATGATTTTATAGAACCAGACAATAGAATTCCTATCAGAAATGATAGTGATACTTACCGAGGTTTTGGTGAAGATTCAATGGGAATTAACTTTAATTCCAACGATTCGTTTAATACAGGACAGGGTGTTGACTCATACTACTTGGGGTATTCAAGGGGAGTTGAGCCTAATGTAAAAAGACAACAACCCATTGTTGGTTTTGTTGAGTATGATTATTATGAATTTAGATTAGAGAAAAACGGAGTATCAATCCCCGTATTAGATCAAATAAATAAAATAACAGATACTATAACTAAAACCCAACAACTTACTTTAGCGTTTGATTTAAATGATGTTATTATTGATGATGATGAACCCGTTAGTGGAACTGAAATAAAAGTTAATATAGAAGGTTATGTATCTGCTAATGATATCATACAATATCAAACTTCATGGGGTGAGAGTGGATTTGTTATTGATGAAAGTGATATTAACTTAAAATATACACCAAATAATAATAAAGGAAACTCTTTTATAAAATTTATAAGTGTAGGTATTAGTGATTTTACCCACACCACTACATTTACACATAATACACCAGATAATCGAAGTAATAAAACTACTAAAACAAAGGAATTTACTTTACCACTATCTGGAGGACAATACAATATAGTAGTTAATGCCATTAAGGTTGCAGTTGAAGAAGCCCCAGATGCACCAAGTATAAAGGCAGACATTACTCGTGTTAAACTTAACATATCAGATTCAAATTCTATAAAAATACCATATAGAAGTGTTAATGCCGATAAGGTAATTTACACTCTTGGTAATACACAAAGACAAATTGATACAAATGGTAGTTTAATATTAAAAACATCGGATTTCTATAATGGAGTAGGTAACTACACCGTTCATTTACAGGCAATATCTGATAGGGGTGGTAGTAGTACCTTAGAAAAAATAACAGTAACAGTTGAAAGTAAAGCCTATTTACCTGGTCCTGATATTACTACTATAAATTATCCACAAAACATTGTAGGAGCTGATTTTAAAGGAACAAACGTTCCATTTGAAATTTCATGGCAATCTATTAATACCAACTTTATTAACATATATGCTGGAAAGAAAACTTCTGTTTCATCATTAGGACAATTTCCTGCAATTGGAGTTGCATCTTTTAATGTTGGTGATATTTTAAATAAATTAAATCTTGCAAAAATACGTCCATTAGAAGTTAATGGTATATTGCAGTTTAATTTATTATTAATTCCTACCAATACCGAGGGAGATTCAAAAACAGATGGTAAGGAAGAACGTATAAGTATTTCATTTGATGTAGGTGATTTAAATCTAAGAAGAGCGGATGTAATTTCTGATTTAAGAAATGCATTTGCTAAAGGATTTAATACAGATGTTTTTACAGATTCCATTTCTCCATTCTTAACTCATTATTTACATTTAGGGGATGGTAATAATAAATTAGTAGCTACATGGGGTATTGATACGGAAACATTATCAACGTATCAGTATAACAACCAAACCAATCAACAAGTAAAAATAAACGAAGAAAAAACATTAGTATTAAAACTATATGAACCACTTCCTAAAAATGTAAATACTAACGATACTATTTGGTTATCAAAATTACAGGCAATCCCTATAATAGATCAAATAACTATTGTTGATGATATATCTACACATTGTACACCACTTACTCCTAATTTCGCATTAGAAACAAACGATGTAATTGGTTATCAAATTTTAGATGATTTAATTGCAAGTGGATCAACTACTTCAAATGAAGTTGTAAATCAATTTATTTCTTCATCAGAATATTCTTTAGATAATTTAAATATTAACTTTGTAACATCATCTCTTACTTTAGTAGAAAATGGTACTGGTAATTATTTTGAAGAAAGTAGTACTTCAGAAATCGATTGGGGTTCATTTGTAAAATACTCTTCCGCGGAAGAACGAGTTGAGAACTTTTATTATAAAGTTAAGTTAATACAATCATATGAAAACAGATACAATGGATTAGTATCTGGTAGTTCAATTGATTTAGGAAGTGGAGTATCGAGTACTATTACTGGTTCTGCTACAAGTTCTGTTGCTATTAAAAATGAAGCTAAACGAACTCTTGATAAAATAAATGATTCTAAAAAAGGATTTGATGCATTTGAAAAGTTCTTATATACAAGTTCATCAGTAAGTGGATTGACATATCCTGGAGCTGGTGGAAGTGCATTATCTGAATCGAATGATTCATCCGTAACCAGTTGGTATAATAGTATAAAAACAACTTCAAGAATACATGATGGAGATAATTCATCAAGATTAGTTAATAATTTACCAGCTCATATACAAAATGATGAAGAAGGTCAATCATTTACTTTATTCTTTGATATGATTGGTCAACACTTTGATATATTGTGGGCACATATTAATGGTATCAAACAAACTAAAAAATTAGAACATAAATTCGAAAACGGAATTAATGATAAATTGATTTATCATATGTTAGAATCTCTTGGTTGGGATGCTGATATGGGTGTACAATCACAATTCTTGTGGGAGTATGCATTTGGTAAAAATTCAGATGGTAGTATTGCCTCTGAGATGAGTGGTAAAGATAGACAGAATGAAGTTTGGAGAAGATTACTTAATAACTTACCATATTTACATAAACACAAAGGTACACGAAGGGCGTTATCAGCAGCACTAAGTTGTTATGGTATTCCACAATCATTATTAACTATAATGGAGTTTGGTGGACCACAACCTGGAAATAGAACTACACAATTCACATACGAGGATAGAACATCTGCAATTAATATTAGTGGAAGTGATTCTATAATAGTACCATGGAAATCTCATAATGAAAAGTATCCTGATTCAGTAGAATTTAGATTAAATACAGATCAGAAAAAAGACCAAAGATTAATAAGTACGGCTGGATGGAGTTTGGATGTAGATTATCCTGAATCTGGTTCACTTGCTAAATTAACATTAAACATATTAAGTGGTAGTACTTATATATCCTCTTCAACTGAACAAGTTGCGTTCTTTAATGATGAATATACACAAATTGCCATTAACAGAATAACGGGAAGTGGTGAAGATACCATTGATGTTTATTTAAAAGAAGGATTGCAAGGAAGAATTAGAAATAGTACATCAAGTACTATGAAAGTTCCAAGTAGTAATAATGGATGGGAAACTGGACATGAATTAACAATTGGTGGTTCTACGTTAACTGGTTCTATTGATGAATTTAGATTATGGTCTGCTCCTTTGAGTGAATCTGTTATTTCTAATCATACATTATTACCAGAAGCTATTAATGGAAATCACATCAAATCATCTACTGAAGATTTAATATTCAGATTAGATTTTGAATATCCAAAAGATAGAAGTTCGGTAGGAGATACATCTATTAAGAATGTTTCAATAGATACAACATATAGTTCATTTGCAACTGCATCTAATTTTACTTCAATAACACAATATCCTCATCAATATGTTTCATATGATAGAGATGTAACGGCAGAAGTACCATCAAGTGGATTTAGTAGTGGAAATAAAGTTAGATTTGAAACTCAAACTAAAATATTAGATTTATCATATAAAAGTAGGGCTACTAAAAAATCATTTGACCAAGCTCCACTTGATTCGGATAAATTGGGATTATTTTTCTCTCCTATAAAAGAGATTAATATGGATATTATGAAATCATTAGGTGGTTTTGAAATAGACGATTATATTGGTGACCCATCTGATGATTATAACACAGAATATTCAGAATTAAATAAATTAAGAAAATATTATTTTGAAAGATATCAATTAAACTTATCAGAATATATACAATTAGTTAGATATATAGATAAATCATTATTTGATGTATTAGAATCACTAGTACCAGCAAGAGCAAAGGTGGCAAGTGGAATATTAATCGAACCACATATACTTGAAAGAAGTAAAGTGGATAGAAAACCTACTGGTGCATCATTACATAATCATACATCTACAATCGATGTAAATGATATTAATGTAAAATCTACAAATGAAGGAATATCAGGTACATTAATTACATCAGATATTACGGTTCTAAGTGGTGGTAAAAATAATTTTGAAGGAACAGTATCAGAGTCAATAGCACCATCATTAGGAGGTACTAAAGATTCATATACGAGTACAATAGTAGCAAGTAGTGATATAAGCCAATATGGATTTATAACTGTAAATAGTGGTTCGGATATGGGTGGAATTTCAATTACTGTTAATGCACAATTTGAAACTTCTCAATCTGGAGAATTTGATTCAACTGTATTCAATCAAATTGGTATGGATGTAGATTCACTAACAGTTGCTGGATTTCCAATATATGCACAAAACGGACATACGATAATAACAAGATTAGATAAAGATAATAATTTTGTAAAAGAAAGAAAAAGAGTAGATGTTATAACAGAGAGTTATAACGTTGATATTCCACAAAACATAGATCCAAATGATGAATCTAAAGGTAGAGAGTTCGTAACACAAACATTATATCGTAAAAAACTAAACTTTAGAGAATTTTCACAAAGTGGATCTCTTGTTGTTGGTAATACGATAAGTGCAGTTCCATTGGATGGGTATGTACCATATCATTACAGAAATGTGGCAGATTTAACAACAGGACTGGAAAATTCTTTCTTTAATGGTTCAAAACAAACATCATTAACTACTTTAGATGGTGGTTCGCCTGTTCAAACGTTCACAACGAATCCAAATACATTAAGAGTAAATCCTGGTGGAAGAGGAAGTGGTCAACCAATATTGGAAGTAGATTGATAAATAATAATTTATAAATTATAGGATTTTATTAAATCCTTATATTTATATATTGAATAACAAGAGGAAAAATACATTATGGCTTATTTAAATAACGCAGAAATTACAGTCGATGCTATCTTAACCAAAAAAGGTAGAGAGAAGTTGGCAGCAGGTGAAGGACTTAATATCTCCAAATTCGCCTTAGGTGATGACGAGGTAGATTACACATTGTACGAACCAGCACATCCAAAAGGAAGTGCATATTATGATTCGGCAATCAAAGCAATTCCGATAACGGAAGCTTCACCCGATGAAACACAAGTATTAAGATATAAATTGGTAACATTGCCAAAAGGAACAACTAAGATGCCAAAGGTAGAATTTGGTATCCCATCGATAAGTGTAAACCAAAATTCAGGTAAAGTACAACTTTCCCCTACAACTTCACCAAGTGGTAATGGACAGAGTGGTTATACTATGATATTGGCAAACAAGAACGCAGGTTCTATCGTTGGAGAAGGATTATCAGCAGGAGCAGGTTCATCACCAGCATTTTTAGGTGATGAAATAACAGCAACCGCATCTATTGAAACAGGATTAAATTTTGTATTCATTCCTAATCCAAATATAACGGCATCAATAAAAACAACAATAACTGTATATGGTAACGAAACTGGTGGTTCACAATCAATTCCAGTAACAATAAAATATATACAACCAAGCTAACAAACGGAGAATAAAATAAAATGGCAAACATAAGAGGACAAGCAGGAGTGAATTTATCCCAAGAGTTAGCAAACTATTTAGATGCTAACCAGGGAAATCTCTCATCAGACGGATTATTAAAAATCACCAATCAGTATTTATCTGGTGGTGATAAATTAGGTGCAACGGGAGGTTCAATCTCCAATGGTATCTATAAAAGATTTGGTGAATTCGATCAAGTTAATGGAAAAATAGAAGTTGTAACAACTGGTCTATGGAGTGGAGATACTGGAAGTATGACTTCCTTCTACACATCATCTACACAAACAGAAGCAACTAAAAACTACTATGTTAATGTATATGATAAGAATCCTACAAGTGATGTTGGAGCAGCTGTACAATACGCAATTGCATATGGACATAAATACGCAAGTGGTTCTGTTGATTTAACAACATCAGATTCATCTACTTTAGCATCCAAAGCAACATACGCACAATACAAATCAATATTATTAGACCAAGATGATGATAAATTTACATTTTATTCTTCATCAGCAGCTGGGACACATGATTCAGATGATATCTATGTAATCAATGTAGCTCGTGCACGTTACAAAGAAAAAATGGATGCAGGAAACTGGTCATTAGTATTAAGTGGTTCTAATGGAACACATACTTTTATTGATGATAGTGGAAAGAAATTCTCTGATACAGTAGGTAAATCTGGTAGAGTATTTAATGTAGTAAGTGGTTCATTAAACTTAGGAACAGAAGCTGAAGCTTCAGTATCTACAATGGTTGATTCCAATGGTAGAGGTTTTGGTTTATTTTATCCAGACCAAGGTTTGGTAATTCTTAACCCAACTGCAGTTGAGTCATTAGTTGGATCATCAATTGATAGCGGTTCTAATTCAGGAGCTGTTGTTTATAACGGAACTACACGTGAAGGACAAAATCATTTCTTATTACACAACTCTATTAAGGGTGGTATAGATTTTCAAGCAAGAAGAACAGAAAATGTTTCTACTTCACATTACTTTATAAGAGCAACGAACAGAGAATTTAACTTCTCTAACAATCCTACATTTGTAACTGGTTCGGATAATTCATTCGCTGAATCAACATTTGAGAAAGACCCTAAAACGTTTATCACAACAGTTGGATTATTAAATGATGCAAATGAAATCATTGCGGTGGCTAAAACATCACAACCGATTCCTAAATCATACGATAAAGAAGTTCTAATTAAAGTTAAATTAGATTTCTAAAAAACGAATACCCCCTAATCAAATAAAAACCTCACCTATAAAGTGGGGTTTTTTGTTTTAGTATATTTATATAGAGGAGTTAAAACCATATGTTAAAGACACTACAAAAATCGAGCGTATCCAGCAGAGCATTTCAAGTTAATAAAACTTGGACTGTTACCAATACAGACTATCCTATAATCTCAGGTTCATTTACAATTGGTGAATCATTTGATAAAGAAACTGCGAATTATCAACAAATTACCGGAAGTGATGGTATTACAATTGAAAAACTATATACCTACCCTTTATTTAAATCGTTAAAATCAAAATACTATACCGATATTGGAAACCCATTTACTTTACATGGTAGAATGGAAACTATTGGTGATTCTTTTGAAAGGATTTTAGGTGCAACAGGATATGTTATCTCAATTCCTCAAAAAAAATATGGAGAAGGTGTAAAACCAACATCTCTTATAATGAGAGATTTAACGAATGATGTAGAGTTTGGTGATGATGGGTATGGAAACATTACATCTACAAATCCAGAATATACTCTTGTATCAATTGATTTAGAAAATGGTACAATGGTACTAAGTGATACCGATGATGGTGAATTTGTAGGAACATTGTGGTCTTCACCTGGTGTTGCTGCATTTGATTTTGAAGTAGGAATAGCTAAATTAACTTTTGCTGGTGATACGGATACTATCAATATAATGAGGGTAGATTTAGAACGAGGAACTATTCAAACATTAATTGCACTCGATTTTGGAGGATTGGATATTGACCAATTAAGATTTGGTAATATAATGTATTCAGAGGGACAGGTCGTATTTAATGATAGTATTACTCCATTTACTGATTATTCAATGAATTTTAAATCAACTAAAACTATTAATGAATTAGAAGTTTTAGTAACAGCAAAAGCAGGAGAGTTTAATTACTCACAAAGTCCTTCAGCAGTTAATGTAGATTTAAGTGGTTCTTATGATACTCCAATAACAGAAGTATTCAATTCAATTCCAGCTGGAACTAAAAAAATAAAAGTAGTAAATGATATTACTCAAAATAAATTTTATAGTGGTTCGTTTAATCAATCAATAAGTGGTTCATGGGATGATTATGATAATAAGTCTTCTACTGACCCTACTGGTTCATATTTAGCTCCTTATATAACAACTATTGGGTTATATGATAAAGATGGTGATATGATTGCAATAGCAAAATTACCACAACCAATAAAGAATTTACCAGATTACGATATGAACTTTATTGTTAGATTAGATACATAAAAATTCGGTTTAATTTAGTTTTCTATATTTATATGTGAAGGTTTAATTAAAACTAAAATTAAAAAGGAAAAATATTATGGCATTATATCAATTATTAGCTAAAGACAAATCAATAGTAACAGATAACTTGGAACTAACATTAGAACAAGTTCAATCATATGCTGAAGATAATGATTTAGAAGGTGTATTTCAATATGATACTTATGAAGATGGGACTGATATTTACGATGCACTCGGAGATGATGACTTATGTTTAAAAATAGTATCTGAATAAAAATAATTATGGCATCAATCGAAGACATATACAAAGGTTCGGAGTTTTCAAAGTTAAATGGAAGTAGCAAGGATAAAACTCCTACATCTGCAGACATGGGAAACAAACTACATAAGGATGACAAAGCTTTAGCAACTGCTAGAGGAGGTACATTAAACCAGAAAAAATACTCTGATTCGGTTACACGATAAAACAATAATTTGAGTTTACTGATAAATAGTTCTGAAAAATGGGCATTTATTCATATACCCAAAACAGGTGGAACATCACTATCTTCCATTATTAGGGGAATAGATGGAACACAACAAATTACAGGACATGATTCTATAAGATGGGTTGATGATGTATCCGATTATTATATTTTTACAATAGTAAGAAATCCGTACACACGAATCGCATCCGCTTACAATCATGAGCTTAGAAAAAAAGCACACAATTATTCATTTGGTGAGTTTTTAAAAAAAGCAAATCCATTTCATCAATGGATTCTCCCCCAAAGTTACTACATTAATGCGGGAAAGACGAAACACAGAAAAATATCATACGTAGCTCATTATGAAAATTATGGGAACGATGTAACACAAATATTAAATAAAATAAATTGTACTTCAACTATTCCGCATCTTAACCGTAATCCAATTTACGATACACATCCAACTTTAAATCAAGAAAATTATTATAAACACTTCTTTACAGAAGAGTGGATGGTCGATTGGGTAAAAGAAAGATATCAAGATGATTTCAAAATATTTAACTATGACATGGACTTACCAAGGTAAAATAATTAACGAACTACATGATATGCCAGAAGGCACACATGGATTTATATACAAAATAACAAATGGATTAACTGGTGAATATTACATCGGTAAAAAACAAGTACAATCTACTCGTAAGAGAAAGTTTGGTAAAAAGGAAACTGCTGCATTAACTGATAAAAGAATGAAGCGATATGAAATGGTTACCAAAGAATCTAATTGGGTAGATTATCGTTCCTCAAACAAAATCGTTAGTGGTTGGTTTGATAAGGATGGAAGACCGTATCTAACGGCTAATGATAGACTTGAATTAAAAATACTTAAATTTTGTGGAAATAAGAAATCTTTAACTTATTATGAGTTACAAGAACAGTTTTCACATAATGTATTAGCTGATGAATTAGCATTAAACGATAACTTATTAGGAAAGTTTTTCAGAAAAGACTTGGATATTACAAATTAATTTCGTATATTTGTTTATAAACCCAAACTAATAGTTTGTTAATTTAAAAATAAATGAACTTTTCTTTGGATATAAAAATAATCAAGAAAAGACTTGGATATATGGATTTAATTTCGTATATTTGTATTATTAAAAGATAAAATATGCTTTCACACCACGAAAGACAAGAGGTTATTAATATATTAAATGATACTTTAGGGATTGGTACATCAATGAAAAACGATGAACAAGCACATCATTGTCCATTTTGTCATCACCATAAGAAAAAATTACAAATTAACTTAACTACACAGCAATGGCATTGTTGGGTATGTGATGCAAAGGGAAAACGAATACAACGATTATTAAAAAGACTCAATGTAAGTTCACATAAGTTAAAGAAGGTATATGAAATTTATGGAGATGATTATATTGTATATTCCGATAACAATGAAGATGAAAAGGTAGAACTGAGATTACCAAGTGAATTTAAATCATTACTAAAGGTGCCTGTTGGGTTTAATCCTACATACAAGAGAGTGGCTGAATACGCAAAACAACGTAATCTTAGTACAGAAGATATCAGAAGATATAACATTGGTTATTGTGATGGAGGACACTATGCAGGTCGTATTATCATTCCTTCTTATGATATGGATAATAGAATTAATTACTTTATTGCACGTTCTGTATTTCCAGATGAACCATTTAAATACAAGAATCCACCTGTTTCTAAGAATGTTATAATGTTTGAAAACCAAATCAATTGGGATGAGCCTATAACTTTAGTAGAGGGTGTATTTGATGCAATGGCAGTTAAACGAAATGCAATTCCTATACTTGGTAAATTTATACCTAAAAAATTAAATGAAAATATATATAAAAAGGGAGTAAAATCCATAAATATATTTTTAGATGAAGATGCCCAAGGACAGGCCTTACATTATACAATGCAATTCCAAAATCAAGGTATTACTACAAAAAATATTATTCCAACAGGTAAAGATGCAGCTGATATGGGATTCACAGAAGTAAATAATAAATTAAAAGAATCCAAACAAACAGGATTTAGTGATATTATATCACAAAAATTAAAAGGATTATGATTTATATAATTACACATCATATAAAAAAAGGAGGTTATGTTGCTTGGTATGATTTAATCAATTTTAAATCTCCAAAAGATGTTACATATTGGGAATCTTCCGATAAAAAGGCAATAGAATCTGCAACATTAAATTCAAAACAACCTCCATATCAAGATGCATTCGAACAACATATTAAAGAAATAAATCCAAAACCAATGGATGTTATTATGTTCGATATTATGTATCTAGAGATGGAAGATCGAATATCAATCGAATTCTATCTTACAACTCTTGGTGAACGATATGGGATAAAACTGGTAGCTGTGGATGATGATAACTTTAAAACCTATGCCGATACTAATAATTATACTTTTTTTTCAAATCGATTTGAGGTAAATAAAAATAATTCTGTTAGAAACAATTTTAATTATTATAGATACCGAGCTTCCAAAGAATCATACTTTGATAGTATACCAGAAATCATCAGACCATTTATGCATAATATTCGAGAGAAGAAAATGAATATGATAATCGGTGTAGATAAAAAAGAACGATTTGAGGTATTTAAATATACTCATAATATTGGATTAGATAAAAGTTCGTATTTGGCATATAGTGCATTTTGTTCAACATATGATGACTCAATATTGAGTGATCCTTTGAAAAAATGGAAAAAGGAAAACATACCTACCATATTGGATACTCCAATTGAACTATCTATGGAGGGGAATGTAAACCCACAAATACCACCATTTCCATATTGTCTGAATAGTTATGTTAGTTGTATTTTAGAAACATCTATTCATGGTAGTACTGAAAGACACATAGGTTCAGACGGAATTGAAACAGTAAATCAACCGGAAATTCATTTAAGTGAAAAGGCTTGGAATCCATTTTTATCACACAATATACCATTGATACTTGGAAATTCTGGAATAAATGCATATCTTATAGACTTAGGATTTTGGATGGCAACTGATTTATTTGAACTATCAACAAAAAACACACCAGAGGGGATTGTACAACAATACAAATCTAATTTGGATATTATAAATAAAATAAGTAAAAATGAATTACGAGAATATTATATGTTAAATCATCGTAACATTGAAAGAAATTACGACATAATAAAATCTCAGAAATTTGTTTATAATGAATTAAATTATAAACAACCAAAACAAATAAGTTTAATTTAATTAAATTAAAATCAAAAAATAAAGGTTTATGATTATAAACAAGGTTTATCATTTGGCAGATTTACATATTAGAAATCTACAAAGGCACAAAGAATACAGATTGGTATTCAAAAAATTCTTAAAACAAGTAGTAGAAGATGATATCCAAGATTCGGTTATTTATCTCGCTGGTGATATTGCTCACGCTAAAACAGAGATGAGTCCAGAGTTACTTCAGGAAATATCTTGGTTCTTTACGGAGTGTGCAAAATTACGTGAAACTATTATTATAACAGGTAATCATGATTGTAACTTAAACAACAATCACAGATTGGATGTATTGACTCCAATAATAGAAAACCTAAAGAATCCACGTTTACATTATTTACGAGATACTGGTGTGTATCCAATTCACAATCTTACCTTTGTAGTATATTCTATATTAGATGATAAAGAGAATTGGCCAAAGGGTAAAGATGTTGAAGGTGAAAATACAATTTGTCTTTTTCATGGACCGGTAAATAAAGCACAAACCGATATTGGATATGTTGTTTCTTCTAATTCCTTCCAAGTGGAAATGTTTGATGGATTCGATATGGCTATGTTAGGAGATATCCACAAAAGACAAACTTTTGGTAAAGGATATGAACACATTGCATATGCAGGTTCTATGGTTCAACAGAATCATGGTGAGATGTTAGAGAATCATGGATATCTACTATGGGATATTCCTACAAGAACATTTACCGAACATCATATTCATAATGATTATGGATTTATAACTGTTGATGTGGTTGATGGAAAAATACCACAATGGGTATATGATGAGGTTAATACCAAACTTCCAAAGAATCCAAGATTACGATTACGATTTACAAATACAGGAGGAGCAGAAATGAAACTCCGTATTACAGAATTAAAGAAAATATTTAAAGTTGCAGAAGTAACAGTTACACGAACTGATACAATGGGTCAACTTAAACAGAATAGTAAACTAAATAAAAACATAGTTGGTAATGTTAAAGAAGAAACATTTCAGAACCAATTAATCAGAGATTATTTAGAAAGAAGATATTTGCTGGGAGATGATGAATTAAATCAGATAACAGATATAAACAAACAAATGAATGGTTTAATAGATGATTCTAAGATAGCAGAGAATATTCTATGGACACCAAAGGATTTTAAGTTTTCTAATATGTTTTCATATGGAGAAGATAATTTAATCAGATTTGATAGAGCTCGTGGTATCGTTGGTATCTTTGCTCCTAACGCCTCTGGTAAATCCTCTCTGTTCGATGCATTATCGTTTTGTATATATGATAAGACTTCTCGTACAAACGTTTCTAAGAACATCTTAAACAACCGTAAGGATAAGTTTTATTGTAAGTTTAACTTCGAGATAGATGGTGTAGATTATTTTATTGAAAGAAGTGCTAGATATGTTAGGAAAGCAACATCTGTTAAAGTGGATGTAAACTTTTGGAAAGAAGATGGTGGAGTTATCCAATCATTAAACGGAGAACAACGAAAAGATACAAATAAAGAGATAGAAAGGTATTTAGGTAAGTTTGAAGATTTTGTTTTAACTACACTTTCTTTACAAGGAAACAATGCATTATTTATTGATAAATCTCAAAGTGAACGAAAAGAAGTTCTATCACAATTTATTGGTGTAGATATTTTTGATAAACTATATCAACAAGCAAGTGATGAAAATAGAGATAATGCTTCATTAATTAGAAAATTCAAACAAGATGATTTCACTCAGAAATTGGCAGATATTGTAGTTGAATTAAAAGAAAAGAAATCAGAATACAAACTTTTAGATATTCAACAAGATTCTGCTAAGACAAAAGAAGAAAAACTTAACAAAGAAATAATCAAATTAAATGAGAAAATTGTTAAGTTAAATGCAGATAGTGGTGTTTCTATTGAAGAATTGGAAAAAAGAAGAAAGATACTTTCTAATAAACAAGATGAGTTAAAAGAATCTAAAAATTCAATTCAAGATAGAATTACACATAGAGAAGAGTTACAAATTACCCTTGATGAAATTCTTGATAAGTTCGATGAAGAGGATTTGGAAGAGGGTATTACTAAATTAAAGGAAAATAAGGTAACCCAACGAACCTTACAATCTGATATTGAAAAGACTAAAATTAAATTAGATTCTTTGTACGAGAGGAAAGAACACTTAGATTCTCACAAGTATGATGAGGAGTGTGATGTTTGTATGGAGAACTCTCAAACAATTAGAGAACAGAAGGCAAAGGTAGATTCCAACATAAAAGATGGTGAATCTTACTTACATGACTTTAACCAACAACACCTTGAAATAACATTATCAATTGATTCTTTAGTTCCATATGAAAAAGAATGGACGAATTTTCAAGAAGCAAAATCTAAAGAAGATAAAATTGATAGAGAAATATCAGGACTTATTAACAAGTTATCAACAACGGAAACCGAAGAATATCGTAATTCTACTCAATTGGCTCAACAAGAGCAACTTATTGAAGAGTATTATAAGAATGAAACTCAAATTAACAAGAATAGAGAAATACGAGATGAGATTGTAGATGTTAGAAGTGATTGGGAAAAAATCAAACAACAGATTAGAAATTCCAATTCAGAAATTCTTTCATTAAATGGTAAAATATCAGCATTACAGAACCAAAAGGAAACAATTGAAGATAGAGTTTCAGAAGTTAAAGAGTTAGAATCTCAATCTAAATTATTTGATTATTATTTAAATGCTCTTGGTAGAGATGGTGTTTCGTATGAACTCATCGAAAAAGCACTTCCAATGATTGAAGGAGAAGTAAACAATATATTAGGTCAAATCGTTGATTTCGGAATGCAATTGGAAATTGATGGTAAAAACATTAATGCCTATTTAGTGTATGGAGACCAGAGATGGAGTTTAGAAATGGCAAGTGGAATGGAAAGATTCATTAGTGGATTGGCAATTCGAGTTGCACTTATAAATGTATGTAACCTTCCTAGACCTAATTTCCTCGTTATAGATGAAGGATTTGGTACTTTAGATAGTGAGAACTTACAATCCCTTTTTATGTTGTTCACATACCTTAAAACTCAATTTGATTTCGTAATGATTATCTCACACATAGATTCTATGAGAGATGTAGTAGATGACTTGATGACAATCAAAAAAGAAAAAGGATTCTCTAACGTAAAATATTAACCCACTTTTAGTATATTTTTTGTATCTACTATCAATTTCAATGTGTGGGTATCTATTAGCCTTTCAACCACCTTGCTTAACTTTTTGTCATTGATTTTACAATAACTCTTTAGCTTAGCATGGTGTTCCTTACTAATTTGAATCATCTTATATTCTTTCATTTCTTTAGTTTTCTCTAGTTTTCTAATATAAATAGAGATAAGAATATTTTTAAGGTATATTTATATAGGAAAGAAATATTCCTATGGCTATAATAAAATCATATTCTCCCTTTTTAAATTTATCTAATTTTCAAGTATTTGAAAATGATGATCAACCTAACTCCGAATATTTTAGAATTTCTGATTTAAGTGAAACACTTACAGGTGGTAAAAATGGATTCTTAATTGAGGGTTCTGAACATTTAAAGGAATCTACTGAAATAAAAATAGAAATTTTAGATGTTGAAGGAAACCCAGTATATTTTGAACCAGGAGATGGTACTCCAGAATATTATGAAGGTAATTCTAAATTAATTGCAATACACGTTTACGATGATACTCCGATTGGTATAGGTAAAATTACCATTCTTGGGGAATTAAAAACTGTTATTGGTGAGAATAATCAAATTGATGATATCCCAACCGAATGGGTTGGTGCTTATAATGTTAAGTGGGAAAAGAACATACAGATAAATAAAAATGTATCAAATGAAGATATTGTTAGATTTTACAAAAAACCCATTGTTAATGTAAGTGAGTTAGTAAAACCAATATTTACAAAAAATATACCAAATGTAACACAAACAGGTAGTTTATCAGGTATCTCACAAAATCCACCAAGTGGAACTGATTTATCTAAATGGAGGGCTGGTGTAAATTATAAATTAAAAATAGAGGATGGTATTAGTAATTGGACATCTTCAGTAGATGATAATACAATTTCAGTTCCATCCTTAAATTACTCTTCAAATGTAATTGAAGTATTGAGTAATAAAGAAGTGATGGTTGATACTCCATTTACTTCAAGTGATGGTTCGGTTAGTGATTTCTTTCCAACTCCATACACAACAACCTTTGAATTCGTAGAAGGACAAACAGTAACAGATTCTGCATTAACTGGTTCTTTCGCTAAAATAAACTTTAATAATCTAAAGACCTTTGTTGGGGATGTTGCCAGAGTTAAGGTATTTAGAAAATCAAGAAACACAATTGGAGATTTTCAATTTGTACAAGAATCTAAATTAGAATCTTCCGAACTATTAAAAGATATAACAACCACTGCTGATACTGAATTATCATATGGTACATTTGATGAAACAAACCTATCAACGTATTGGATAACTTCCTCAGATGATCATCCCGTTACAATTAACACAGATATATTAAACGCATCTGCAAAAACAAATTATGATGAAGCGGCAGGTGGAACTCAAATATTATCTACAAGTGGTAGTTTTGAAATAACAAGTGGTGTTGAATATACAATAAATTTTAAAACTCTACTAAGTGGTTCTAAGGGAACTTCTCAATCAATTAGAGCATATTTTAGTGGTTCTAATTTTGAACAGGAATTTTTAACAATAGATGGCTCTAATACCCCACCATCACGTAAAACTCCATTTGGACGAAATTCATCGAGACGTAAAAAAGATTTATCGAAATATAAAACAAGACAAAATGTATCACAAAATATATTAGCAACAACAACAGCTAAAGATACATACTTAAAATTCGATATCGATGGGGGTGATTGGTACATATCTAACGTATCTCTTAAAAACGCACAAGATACCTCATTCTCACCAGATGAGTTTACATTAATACAAGATATACCAAGAAAACTTGCAATAGAAACATTCGATTTCAAATTTGAGTTTTATGATATAAATAACAATTATATACCTGTTGATGTAACTACAACAAAAGCATTTACAGGTGGTAATGATTTCCCATCAAGTGATAAGTTAATGACATTTGAATCGGATAGAAATGCATTTAGATTTTCAAGTGGTTCAATAGGAAACCCACCATTCCAACAAATACAATTCAAAACACGAACAAACAATTTAACAGGTTCGGTTACATATGCATCTTCTGCATTTGATGTAAATGGAGCATATATAATTCCTGCCTCATATAGTGGAACATATCCTGGAACTCTTACCAATGTAACATCAGCCGGAGCAATTATAAGATTGGCGGATTTTAGTGGTAGTGATGATTCTATAACAGTTGGTTCGATTATTTATACGGCTTCAATAGAAGAACAAGAAGAATTTGAAACGGTGTATAGATTAGAAGATGGTGATAATGCACCACAACTTATTGTAACATCAAATGCAAATCAATTTATATATGAACCAACAACTCTTTCACCAAAACCAAGTGGACAAAGTATAACGGTAAGAGCACAGAGAAAAAACTTATTTTCATTATCAACTCCAATTGAAGTAAATTCAGGAAGTGGAGCTCCACCATTGGTTGGACCTGTAACGGATAATGCAACAGGTATTGATACATACACAATATCAGCTTTAGCATATTCTTCATCATTTGCTGATTCATCATTTCCAGAAACGACTTATTCATTTACTGGTTCTGATCAATTTGAGTTACCATTTTCTGATGAAATAACAATATCACCGGTTATAAACTTTGATGGTATTTCACTTGTTCTTTCAAATGAATCAACTTCATTTCCAGCAAAATCAACAGGAGATGTACCTGGTGGGTTTAATTCAAGTAAAGGGAATGTTCAAATGTTTATTGGTGGAACTCAAATAGAACATGATGATGTAGGAGGAGGGAGAAATAAGAACACATTTGATATTACTTCAATAGTAGAAACAAATGTAACAGCAGTAGATACATCACCAACAACCTCTGAGTATGGAATATCTGCATTTCCAAATCAACATGATAGTGGTTCACTATTATTAAACATAGAATATCTATCAGGTGATAATGTAACTGAACAATCATTCAAAAAAATAGTATCTTATACTAAATCAAAAAAAGGAGTTCCTAATGTAGAGGTAAGTGTAAACTTACAATCACAAGGAATAAATGCAAATTCAGTAGGAAGTGGTTCTGAATCACCTAAAACTATTGAAGTAAGTGCAACAGAAGGTGGAACTAATAGATTTACTTCAATTGGAACTGTGGTATATAGTGGTGGATTGAGTGGAACGGTATCAACAAATACTATTACATTTAGTGATACTGCAGATGATATGTTATCTGATACAGAAACTATTACTATTCCAGTAAACTTTACAGATGGTGAAGGAACTTCTGGTACTAAAAATATTGTTGCAAGTATATCTCGTATTAGAGAAGCAAAACCCATTACAACAATAATAGCAAATCCACAAACTCAAACTGTAAGTACAGAATATGACTTTCTTACGTTTACTTCACCATCAAATATAAGTGTTAGTGTAAACGAAGGTTCTACTGATTTTACACATACAACAGGAACGGTAACTGCTAATAAATTTAAAATTACTGGTGTAACAAATGGAACAAATAATAATAATGGAACAATCACTCCAAATACACCAACAAATGGAACGGCAGTAACTGGAGTTATCACAGTATCTTTAACAAATTCAGAAGGAACTGCACTTACAGGTAAAACAATTAATTTTATAGTTGGAGTTGCTGCAGCGGGTTCACCATCAAAAAAAGTAGGTTTATCATTTACTGATAATTCTATTATGTATGATTCAGATGGAACAAACCCTGTACCATCTTCTGTAACTCTAACTGCAACTTCTCTTAATTTTAGAGATGCACAATTCAAATTTACAGGTGGAGGATCTCATTTTACTGATGAAACATCGTTTACTGATGGAGATAGTGCTAATAGTAAAACTACAACATTTACATCTCCTGCTAATTATATAACTACACCACTTTCATTTAGGGTTGGTGTTTCTGAAGCTACTGATTCTACAACAGAATTATTTGCAGATACAGAAAGTATTATATTTGTGAAACCTGGTGAAGATGTAAAACCAACATTTTTTATTAGACCATTAAGAGGTACTCAAATAAAGAATGCAGGTAGATTTAAATTTATTGACCCACGTCATGGGATTGCAAATACGTTAGAATTACAAGTACAAGGTATTGATGGAACTGGTTCATTTGATATAAGTGGTTCTTCTCAAGGAGATGCTCAAATTTATAGTGGAAGTACTCTTCTTACTACCTCATTTAGGAACAACAGACGGTGGAA